CCCATACGGTTTCTTACCATTTCTGGTAACTTACCTAAACCGGGATTACCCTCTGGCACTGCTTTCAACTGCCCACCTTTTTGATAACCCATCATTTTATTTACGGAACCACCGTGTCCATACTGCTGTACCATTCCTCCACCAGCGTAGTTTGGCTTTACCATTCCACCTCCGTACATCATCTTCATGTTGCTCATGGTAGCCATATCAATAATCCTATCAATAGCGGAGTGTCCACCTTCTTCTGGCATATTATTTAACTTGTTCAACATAGGAACTCCTATCATATCTACGGCTTCTTTGCGAATGACAAATTCACCGGGTGTTAATTTTGCTTTTACTGTGTCTGTAGTACCGGGCATTATTCTTTTATCTCAAAATGTGGAAAGTCATCAAAACGATTGTCTTTTACTTCCCATCTACCTTTTTCTTCATACATGTCCCAGTTTCCACCCCATCTTATCTTATAGCCCATGCTCCTACCAATGCCAATAACGAACCCAGCAAAGAGGGTTTGTCGTTCCCTGTCCTCCCAATCCACAGGATAAGGGGTAACGTCAACGGCTTTAGAAGGGCTAGAATTATGCCTACCATTAGGATACCTAACCTTAGTACGTTTTTCATCATATAGTTTATTTTGCCTCTCCTTGCTTCTGTGACCTTCTAGTATAGAGCAGTCTACGTGCTTAATCACTTCATTAAACACTTCTTGCAACCTTTCGTCACAGGTTGCTAATCTTTTCTTTGATCTTGTTGAGTACCTTGGCATGTGTGTATTTAGCTATCTTATGTTAACAATAAAGAGTATAATAGTGCAACATTTAAAATCTTGAACCCGTCATCCAGTTATACGCTTTGCTTTGTATTTTTCGTATTGGATGGTCGTCAACACTGTCAATAGAGTCTAGTTTAGCCCTACCGCTTTTTGGTGCTTTCGCAAAGTAGTCTGCATAGTATAAAGCATCCATAACATCATCATTTCTAGGTTTGGGGTGTTCAAAAAACTCATCTACCAGCTCTGTCATCTCTCTTTGAATATATAACTTCTTAGAATTGACAATAGGGCCAAGACTGGTTTCCAGCCTATCTTGTTTTTTAATTCTATTCGGAGGCTTAACTCCCTTAAATATACCCGGAAGAAGTCTTTTCTCTGTTGCGGAAAGCCGTGTAACCATATCCCGAACCATCTCCTGTGCCGCAACTGTCTCAATCGTAACTCTGCGTACTGGAGTGTACTTGTTTGCAAGTCGTATAATCTCCTTCGGAACATCGAATGTTGGTATACGCTCACGAAAATACTCCAATACATACCGATTATTGCTGGAATCAATGCCCATGACCAGTATGACTTGATAGTCAGAAGTCTCTGAAGCTGTTGCCGCAAGGTCAACACCCATGTAGATATGAATTGGTATCGCATCTTCACCGTCTATAAGGTAGTTAAATTTATTTTTACATTCAACCCTTCCGTTGTAATATTGGATTCTATCTATTTTAAAAGATGCACTGGTTACATCTCTAGCATCATTCATGTACTCCTGAGCAAATTTATTAACCAAGCCAGCTTCAATAAACTCTCGTTTTTTAGATTCTAGTTTCTTTTTAGAAAACTGAGACTCCCATAAGGGTCTATCGTTTTCAATAGCCCTGTAAAAGTTTACATCCCAAGGATATGCTCTTTTGTCTTCCTGTGCTTTTTTCCAACCGTCATACGTCATTTGCAAGTAAGAGTCGTAGTGTACAATAGTCCCAGAAAGCCATATCCACCCCTCATTTCCCGGAGTTTCTTCTAAGGCAGGGTACACTGTGGATACAATCCATTTCTTGATGTCTGCACGCCTTTCTGGCGTTTTTGTGTTAAGTTCTGATTCAAAGTCGTCAAGTACAATACCCGTATATCGTACATCTACTTCTGCCCTACCTCTAAGTCTTTGTGATGTACCTTTGGATATTACCCTGTCACCCTTAGGTGTTACTAAATCTTTTTCCGTCCAGCGTTTTCCTACACTACCACCATCCATGTTTCCAAAGTAGTATCGTATCATCTTGTTGTTTTCAAAATGAGAGCGGATATACTTTAAATGATCTATAGCCTGTGACTGTTCTTCTGATACCCATGCAATAAAATGTTGTTGGTCGTCAGCCGCAAAGCATAGCTTGTGTATGATAGCCGCCTTTGCCACTACAGACTTACCATGACCTCGTGGTATGATATTGCATATTCTAGCTCCCGGTGTAGCATCTATCATCTTCTTTCCCATTTCGTAGTGAAAGGGTGCTGATTCTGATTTCTTTAGAAAGTCATTGGGAAGAAAGGCTCTTCCAAAGTAAATAAGGTTGCTATATGCTTTTGCTAGTACCTCATCTCTTTTATCCATCTCTGATGGAGGTGGGGTGATGTTAAAACTCATTCAGATAATTGTTTCTTTGTTTCTGGTAAGATACCCTGTTCAAATGCTTTGAGCTTGTCCCTGCTAAATCCAGAGAACTCTTGTATCAGTGCTACAGAGTCTACTTTCTTTTCTGTAGATAACAAACCAGATATTTTCATCAGTGTCTCCAAGGCTCTAAGCTTATCATTGTCTTTTGCATCTGCTTTGTCTACAACGTCTTTAGTGCTTTCTAGTAAGTATCTTTTTGTAATACCTACCTCTGACATTAAGTTTTCTATTTCTTTATCCACTGCTTGCCTCACTGTTTTGTTTTTAAGTAGTAGTGTTGATTTTCTTTCTGCGTACTCTAAACTGTTTGTAGTTGGAAATGCTTTTTGATATGCTTCTGTAGGCTCCATTCCATGTGCAATATACTTAGCAAAGTTTCTTTTTGCATCTGTAAGATACCCACCTGTTTTAATTTGATAGTCTGATTTCTTCGTAAATCTGTATATCTCATCTTTTACCGTACCCGCAAAAGAACCTCTACCTCTGTGATTAAACATACCAATAATTGTTCTAATATAATCGTTATCTCTTTTTTTGGAATCTACGAAACAACCTTTCTTTAGTATTTGAACTATCTTGCCATCGTCTGCAAGACACCAGTCCCCTTCCTCTGCTTTCTTCCAGTCTGTAATCAGAGGTGTGTTAGGATGTGCGGTACGAAACTCTAGTTCTGATTCGTAAGCGTAATGCTTAACCCCTTTAATTGTGCGGCTTAGTGCCAACTAATTAGGTTCCTCATCAGTAAACAGATTGACATCTAGTATTTGTAACTCCGGCATATTCTTCATGCGGTACAACAATTCGGATATTAAACCTATTTGTTTAGAGTTGGGGTCTATAACATCCATTAGCTTTAGTTCTGCGGATATCTCACGGCAACGCTCTAAGTTTTCATAAACGTTACCAATCTCGAAGTCACCAGCTAAGGCTTTTTGGTACAATGTTTTGTATTCTGACATGATTTAATTTAATAAAAACTTGACAACTATGTTTGATATAATATATATTTAATTATCCTAGTTTAGTTTGCGGTTGGTTATTTATAATAGTACTATAGTATATATAGTATAATAGTATATATAGTATATAGTATATATAATATATATATAATATATATATAGTAATATAGTATATATAGTAATATATAGTATATGTAGTAAGATAGTAATGTAGTATATATAGTATCCGCTTTGTAATTATAGTACCGGCCCTAGCAATTAATCCAAAAAACTTTTAAAAAATTCTAAAAAAAAATATTAGTATGTGTGTCTTTCTTTTATTTGACGTACGTACCCCCCACATGCGTTTTGCCGTTGGAAAAATTGTGTTAAAAAACTCGATTGACTTCCTCAGGTTAATTTATTTACACAACTTATTCTTATTATGGAACTTAATCTATATATATACATATACCTTATATACAGTTTTTTGACAATTTACATAATTGATTGCTGATCGTGAACTATCTGGTTAATGCGTGAGATACCAGAGTCAGTAGTCGCTACATAATGAACAATGTACTATGTAGTAACCTATTAATTAATTATCAATCTAAAATAAAATGGAGTATTAAAATGCAATTACATGATCTTAATAACATTACTGACTTAGTACCAGTTACAGAACCTAACCAAGTTACAGAACCAACTATTGAAAACCTTGGTGGTGACTGGGATCCATTTATAGAAGTTCATAAGGAAGCTGTGTACTTTAATGATAATACACAGAATCCTACTGTTTTTGGGGTTAGACTAGGTTCTCAGGATAAGAGACTTGCTGGTAATGTATCAGCGGACTATCTACTGGTAAACAATAGAGACCTTGTAGATATATGCGTTAATCAGGTTCTAGATCAATCTAGTATTCCTTTTGAACATCATAAAAGATTCTTTAATAATAAGGGTCAATTCAGGGATATATACTATGCTGATGGAAGTATTGAAGCTAGGGTTCCTGAGGTTGGGGACATTATCAGGTTAGTTGCTGAGATTCAAAATTCTTACAATGGTACAACTAGAGCAGGTATTAGATTCTACTTTGAACGGTTAGATTGTTTAAATGGTATGACATCCAATATATTTGGTTTTGGTTATACATTCAAACACTCTTTAGGGAATGTTAACTGGGAAGAGCAAATTCTAAAAGCTACTAATCTTTTGAGAACTCAGTCGGAATATAAAATCCAACAGTTTGCTCAAGCTTGCGGTAAGTTACAGAAACCTATTGACAATCCAGATATAACCTTAATTAGAGAGAAGTATCTCAATAAGTTACCTATGCAACAGTTTGGGCAACTTATGGATAAATACTATACTGATAAAGACTATACAGCATGGGGATTGTTAAATGCAGGGACTAATGTCTTATGGCATGCTAACAAACTAACTAATGCTAACTTTAGCAATAATACAATGGTAGTTGATGGAATGTTACAATATGGTAAAGATACAGAAGAAACTACTTTTGTAGACCCTAACCAGACTGATATATTCCAGTCATAACACAAAACATCCTGAGCATGATGTAAAACTGCTCTTTTTTTGTATCTTTTTTAATTTTTATATTTTTTTTATTTTTTAAAAATTTTTTTATATATATAAATATAACAACTTAACGAAGGTAACTCATTAAATATAACTGCTTAACGAGGGTAACTCATATTTTATAACTACTTAACGAAGGTAACTCATTCTTTTTGTGCAAATTAAATAGATTACACAAATAAAATGTATTACAGAAAGCCCCTAAGTTCTGGAATATGTGAGCATATATATAAGTTAATTACTTTCCTTATTTATACTATATTATATAAGCCAATTAATAAACCACAACCCCCACACACAACCCCCCAAAAAAAGATTTAATTTTTTTTAATTATTTTGGAACCTTTTTAAATATTAGGAGTATAGTATATACAACACAAATAATAAGGAGTAAAAAAGTGAATATTAAAAAAGCAGAAACAATGCAAAGAGAAAGAAAAAACATTGAACAATTAGAAAAAGCAATAAATATTTTGCATGGAGAAATTGACAGATTAAAAGGAGATAAAAGTATTTTAGAAGTATTTGAGGGGAACGCTACCGAAACAGAAAAAGCCTTGTTGTATGCTTGGGATTATGTAAGAAGGGTTCAAGCATCGCTAGAGCAACATAAAATAAATTAAAAAAAACTTTGGAACTTTCCGCAACTCGGATAGTATAACAAGAAACAAAACAAAAAAATGGAGTAAAAAAATGGATCAATCAACACAAAATTTTATTGTTTATCGTTGGATCAATGAGAGTTTTGATGACATGATAAAAAGAATAACAAAACAACTAAAAAACGAACTAAAAAAAGGAGCGTAAAAAATGAGAACATTTGACAAATACAAACAAAACCTCAGAGCCACAGACGATGCAGTATATAGTTATGAAACAAGAGTAGCAGAGATAAATCACAGAGACAGAACAATTACCCCTCTTGGGTGGTGGTCTGTAACAACATCAAAGCACATAAATTATGTGGGTTCTGAGTACGGCTACAAAGTACAGAAAGTAAACTAACTTACAGAAATTAAAGGGGGTGTGTAATGCATCCCCTTTTGGAGAATGGAGAAAAAATGAGAAGATTTAAACACCTATCAAATAAAGAATTGGTAAAAGTAATTAATGAAAGATACGCAAACGGGTTAAACGATGATGATTATATAAAAGAATTATTTAGAAGAAGAGACAAACAAGGATTCAAAGTAGTTCCTAAATGGGATACATACGAAATAACAGAAAAATAAATGGGAACTTTTAAAAAATAATGTAGTATAATAAGTAATAGAGCCGATACAAGGTGAAAAGTAAATCTATGGAAATGTGTGAAAGACTCTAGAAGTAGAGTGTGCCAATTTAAGATTGGACAGAGCGTAAGGAATAGAGCCTTGTTGCCCCTCTTGACAATGGGTAAAATGGTAGACTAATAATCGGAAGTTCGACTCTTCCTCGGCTCACAAGAATTTAAATAAATGGGAACTTTATTTTAAAAGCGTAGTATAATAAGTAAATAAGCGTTGAAGATTGACTTGATAAAACGGCAGTTCGCAGAGATGCGTAAATTCTATTCGCAAGATAAAAAGACCTGACACGCTTATTTAACAAACAATAAAAGGAGCAGTAAAAAATGAGTAGCAAATACAACGGATGGACAAATTATGAAACTTGGAATTTCAATTTGTGGATCACAAATGAAGAGTCAGATTATAGTCACGCTCTAGAACTTGCCTTTGATTCTGAGAATGAGTACGAACTCAGTAAAAAACTAGAATCGTGGGCAGAAGATATGGCTGATGATGTTCTTAGATCATACGAATACGCACATGGCTTTATAAAAGACATGGTGAATAGTTCTGTAAAAGAAGTCAACTTCTATGAGGTAGCTAAACATCTGTGGGAAGATCGACAAGAGGCAATACGAGAACATGATGGGGAGGAAGAGTAATGAAAGAATACATAGGAAAAAAAGTTTTATGGGATCAAGATTATGGAGATGGACAGCCTAAAGATATTATAACCATTGATTCAATATGCTACAAAGGAGGATTTGATAAACTAAACGAACCCGTGTTTTTAAATAAATCTAAAGATAGGTACATGACTTTAGACTATGTTAAAAAACATATAAGAAAGGATAAATAAAATGCACATGATAATTAGAAACATAGTATACGCCAACAGCAAAGGCGAAGCACTAGGCAAAGCTAGAAATAACATGGACTATTTATGCGAAGGGCAGTATCCATTCGACTACTACGATACTTTTGATGAAGGTGGTACTTCGTATTGGGGTGATAGGTTGCAACCTGTATCACATATAACCACCATAGAAGGGCGTAAATTGGTGGTAGATGGATGGAGAAATACATTAAGGGATATGAGGTATCACTTACAGGAAATACGGAAGATTACAGAAAATAAGAGTGATCTAGAAATCATACAATCTCTGAAAGAAAATCATCTTCAGCACCACTATTATTCTATTGGAATGTATCAAGGTTCAGGAGTATGGATGTATGATAGCGATGGCGAAGGGATAAAGTCTAGGAGTCATTTAAACAATGTGCTGAACAAATGGGATGCTAAGAACCTACAAGATCAAAAGGTTTTTGTAGTACCCGCAGATGTACATTATTAAGGAGGAGCAAATGGTATTAGTAAAAGTAAATGAATATGGACATGTAAATATTGGGGATGTATTTCCTGCCAAGAAAGGAAAAAAAGAATCTGCATTTATGAAATTTTATACGGGTTCTACATGGGTGTTATATAGGAATGACAATTATGAAGATGACATTAGCAAAGAGTTTCCTAATGAGTATTATAAAAGCAAATCATCAGTTCCTATTTATAGGGCATATCATAATGGACATAAGAAATCTAATTTGTACGCTCGTAAAACAGAAAATGGATTTAAGTTTATTGTTTCCATTCAAGAAAAGATAAACAAAAGAACTTTAAAAAAATACAATCAAATGTTTTATATAAGTACTGGGTTTGACAAAGACTACAAGGTTATAAGACCAACAGAATTAACTAGAAGTACAAAGGGGGTATTTAATCAATATGAAAATTATTAAAATAAATTGGAACCAATACGAACTAACCTCGTATAACTAATAAACAAAGGAGCAATAATGAAAAAGAAAACATACACATTTGAAGTAAAGCAATCTATATTTTATGAGATTAGTGCAAGTTCTGAAGAGGAAGCAAGAGAAGAACTTTGTAATAACTTTGACTTGATTCCTAGTGAAGATTGTATTTTAGATGATGCTTATAGAAAAGCTGAATGTATAACTGTAACAGATGATGTAAGGTCAAACATTAACTGTTACGCTACTATAAACAATGAGGAGAAGTAATGGGTAAAATAAAAGGTTTGGTAACTGACATGGGTTACGATAGTGCTAAGAGATACTTGGAAGAACTAAAGTTAAAATTAGAGCGTGATAAAAAGAAAGAATGGGATAGTAAAGAATGGGTAGAAAGAGAAGCTATCTTATGGGGCAATACAACAGAGAATGCCTATAATTCATTTATAGATACGCTAAATAGAAAAAGGAGTAAACATGCCGTATCCAATGAAGAAAAAGGAGAGCGATATGAAGCTACCACTAAAGAAAATAGATAAGGAAGATGTGATGACGTTCTTTGAACTGGATATTGACAACTGCAAACTAAAGAGGAAAGACTTTTGTGAAGTGATAGCAAGTTTCATAAATGATCCAATTTCTACAAGTAAACTATATAGAGAAGAGATTAATCTATACTTTGAAACTAGGAGAAACTTATGAACTCAAAAGAATATCAATTTATGAGAGAGGACTTCCTTAAGAAAACTCTCAAGCTTTCAGACGACAAACGCATTGAGTATACAGAAGGACACCATAATTCAAATGTTTTATGGAACTTCGAGAACATAGCAAAAACATTAGGGCTATCACCAATGAAGGTACTTTCTGTATATTTACTGAAGCATACAAGTAGTGTTTTTAACTACTTTAAAGATGGAAAAGAATACTCGGAAAGTATAGAGGGTAGGATTATGGACATTATTAATTATCTTTTGTTATTAGTCTGTATGATAAGAACATATAAACAAAAAGGAGAAGTAAAAAATGAACAACAACGATCTGATATTTGATGAGCTGTGCGATACATTGTTTCCAGAGTTAGACGAAGCAGTAGATCGAGAAGCAGAGCATTTAATGAGTGAACACAACATCAATTCAGAGTTGATGATAAGAATAATAGAAGCGTTCTTATATAAAAGAGCAAAGCAGGTGGAGGAATAATATGGGTAGATCAGAATGTTGCGGTGCGGAAGTATACGCAGATTACGACATTTGCTCAAGGTGTCTAGAGCATTGCGAAACTTGGTATGAAAAGGAGGATGAGTAATGATACATTGGTTACAATCTTTATCAGAGAATGGATTTGATGTTTTTATAGTGGTGTATCTGGCGATATTACATGTCATCTACCATTACTTAATGAGATATTATATTAAAAACATAACAGAAGACATTAATAATAAACAAAAAATAATTATCAATACGTTAAGTATGATGTCAGATGAAATGCCTGATGTACAAAACTATATAGACTATGAGCTTCAAAAGGAGGAAGTATGATATTAATTGATTTGGCAGAGTGGATCATTAACTTTCTTTTGTTTGGGGTCAGTTTAGTATTTATAGCAATGGGCATGTTTTTAATGACAGTAATTTTCTATGCAGTACTAGATCGGAGAATTAAGTGAAGCAATATAAGGAGTTACAGCTAGAGCTACTACAATATGAATCCATGATAGAAAGGCGGGATGCAAAGATCAGGAGACTCAAAGATGTTATCAAGGCTCAGGATGAAAACGATTGCAAAGTGTTCCGCTGTTGGGAATGTAAGTCAGAGTTAATATGGGATGGCGATCACGATGTCCAAGAGATGTATGAAGATGAACGAAGCGAAGGTATCGTATCTAACTTTACTTGCTCAAATTATGATTGTAATACGCATGTTGAGGTCTACCATATCTTTGACGTGAAAAATTAATTTGGAACTTTTTGAAACTTGGTGCGTTTAATAAGTAAGCACGAAGCTTAAAACAACAATAATAAAAAGGAGCTATTATGAATATAAAATGGAATAAACACAACTACTGGTATCCATGTTGGTCATACGAATTAGAATCACCTGATTTCAATGACGATAAAAGATGTGTAATATCAAAACTTCACAATCATTACTATGTGGGAATATCAAGTGAAGACAATGTAATCTGGCAACCCAACGCAGTTGATGGCTGTAATTTCTTGGGAGTGCACTCTACTTTGAAAAGAGCAAAGCAACGAGCCGAGAGAGTCTTGGATAAGATGTGGAGCAGAGGAGATGTAATGGCAGAAGTAGACAACATAAAAAGGAGCAACTAATGAAACAAGAAAGAAGAGCTTATGAATGGAGCATACTTTGGTATTCAATGGATAGGGAGGGTAACTACGAAGATTCTGATCCAGAATTTGCTGATGAATTAAAATATTTACTTCGTCAATTTGGTAAAAATGTTCCTTTTGCAAAGGAAAGAAAGTTTACCGAGGTAAGTCTCAACGAAGTATTTAATAATGGTAAAGATGCTTTTGGGAATTTAGAAATGAAGGTTTGGAGATGGAACTCAAGAATATCTGATTGGGATTCTGATTATGCTTATATAGAAGATGGAACTGGAAAAATTCTACCTTCGGATCACTATGGTTGGAAAGTGCCTAAGAAGTATCAAGCTGAACTAGACAGACTTTTAAAAAGGAGAAACTGATGAAACTAGATAAGCATACAATAGAATCACTTACAGAAGTTGGCATTGATTACAGAAAGTTAAACAAGGAGCAGATAGATGCTATCATGTTTCCAGACCATGCACCTGAAAATTACTACCAAGATGGAGAGATAGGAGAGAAAGAAGCAGACTACCTACACAGCCAGAGACTGATTCAATGTGGAGTTGTCGGGGAGACATATAAGAAAGCATGGAAGCTCGTATATTAATCGTAGTAATTGAAAATAATTATAACTAAATTAAAAAGAATCGAAACTTGAGATGTTGAAGAGATGTGCTAAATGTAAAGAAGACAAACCCCGTAAGGAGTTTTATATCAATCGTGCCAAGCCCGATGGTAGACAGTACTTATGTAAGATTTGTCAAAAGAAATATCACAACGATACGTGGTATGAATCTCATAGGCAACACAGGATACAACAGGTCAAAGAAAGAAAAGCTCGTGTAACAAAAGAAAACTATAAAAGAATATTTATGGAGTACTTTATTTATGGCTGTGTAGATTGTGGTGAGAACGACCATCGACTTCTGGAGTTCGATCATGTTAAGGGATCGAAAAAGAGAGGGAAGTTTAGACCAACTGAGGGAGTTGGACATCTTGTGAGAACTGGATACAAGTGGGAAACCATAGAGAAAGAAATACAGAAGTGCAAGATAAGATGTAGGAACTGCCATCACTTAAAGACCCATAAGCAATTTGGTTACATGAAGCATATAGAAGACGTTGTAAAAGAATATAATAAAAAACGGGAACAAATCAGTAAACGATGCGTTACATAATAGAACAACAAAAAGGAGACAACAGTGTTTACAGTACTAAGTAAACTCAAATATCAAATAGCTAAGGAGATCACTAATGTGGAGAAGCAGTGGGACGATAATCCATCTAACGATTATTATTTCGCTGAGATTAGTGGACTAAGAAAAGCCCTAGAGTTCGTGCAGAAAGCAGAA